CAACAAACCATAACCTACAAAATCAATGTCTGCTTCCTCTCCTATATTAAAATCACTTGTTAATCCTTGAACGGTAAATGAATTTGCTCTAAAAGTTATAGTGGTTCCTATTAATGAAGAATCAGTTATTGAATAAGAAATGGTAGAATCTGATCTTAAATATAAATAGGTAGTTGGATCTATTGAATGTTCAACTATATTAGTATCCTTATATCCTCTAACCACATTCATAAAGGCATAATTAGTTGTATCCAAACCATGATAATAAACTAATTCATCATCGATCCAAAGGACTCCTTCAGTTGGAAATGAACCATCAATGGTATCTGGATCATAATAGATAATTTTATCATCGACACTTACATCTTGAGCTAATAAAACAGATGATACAGTCTGATTAACGATTCCAAAGTATTGAAAGTTAGTTCCTACCTTTTGATATATCCTTGCTCCTACAAAGAAACCTGCGTCATTTGCAGGGGCTTTAAATAGAAAATGTAAAGCACCTGTTTCTATGTCCTCTTTAACTGAAAATCTTTCAACGTTATTTGGTACATATGGAGCAGGAAAACCTGAACGTGGATATGAAGTCATTACAGGAATACCACTATCATGATAACAATAAGGATTAAATTCCTCTAATTCCATTTTAACTTCAAAGTCCATCATTTCATCCATTGATATTATTCTAAACCATCGATTAACCCATCCTGTGATTTCGTGACTAACACCAATGATCTCTCCCATACATATAGTCGTTCCCATTATATCAGTTTCAAAGGAACAGGTATATTTTTGATAATTTATTTGATCAAGAATTCTTTGAGCCATACGTCCTGCTTGTGTAGCTCTCTTAATTCCTGGCATATTATAAGTGGCAATTTTTTCAATTTCACCTAACACATCTAATCGATATGTATCTTCAGCTTCAGCAATGTCTTTTATATACCCTGCTAAACGATTTTTAAATTGAACTCTAACTTTATTAGGTCTGTCTATTTCAGACTTCTCAGCAAATGCAAAAGATCCTTCTTTTATATTATCTTTCTTTATGCTGAATGATTCCCCTTGACTTAGACCTGAATTAAGTTTCATACCAAGAGTTATATAAGTAGAAGTCTGTTCAATGATAACACCATATCGACTATCAGGCCAAGGATATTGAAAATCTAATACTCTACCAAAATCAATTTCATCTCCTCTCCAATAATTATCAGGATAAGCAGAAAAATCAGCATAGATTATATCACTTGCATCTGGATCTTGACTTACTGCAAAATTACCTTCATCCTTTCCAAAATAATGAACTGGTACTTCATCAATATTAGGTATAACTAATTTAAATGGCTTACCAGTTGCATCTGACCATTTACAAGGAGATATAAAACCTTGACAAGTAGCTAATACTTCATTAATTACATCTTCTATTTTTCTTGCTTGATCATATGTTTGAGAAAACTGAAATCGTGGTTCAATAATATCAAGATCCCCTTGTGGCCTATATATAGTAGCAGGGATTAATTCATTGCAAATTCCTTCAGCTTCAGTAACATAAAGTAAATCTTCAAAATCACTTGGAAAATATCTTGGATCAATATAACTATTCCAAAATAAGTCAATTACTTTTGCAGGATTTTCATCACATTGATACCATCTTCCATTTCCATTACCAAAAAATCCATAAATACATTGTTGAAAATCTCCTGTAGAATACACACCTGAAAGACGAAAATCAATTCCATCAAATTCAACATCTCTTTTATTCATCATATAAAGCATACCACTTGGATTAGATTCATTAGGTGGTATGTACTTCCAAAATTCATTATGACCTGCTGCTCCATGCATCCCTGACCATTTCTTTGCATAGAAATAAATTTCTTCGGTCATAGGGAACTTACCAATTTCAAAAATATTATCACCCCACTTATTTACTATATACATATCACCTGCATATAGTGGGCCTGTAGCAAGACCTTTACGAAATGCTATCTTTTGAATTCCTACACGACCAAGATCGAGACCATGAAGCAAAGGAATATTACTTGAAATAACTTTTTTATTTGAAAATTTACCTTGAGTTAATCTTAAAAAATATGTTCCCCAAACTGCCGGACTATTAATTGTTGTAGTATTATTATCAAAAACTCTAAGCAATGTGTACCACACATTTTCATATTGTGATCCTGTCCATTCTTTAACTGGAACAGTACCAACATAGCACCAAGTAGGAGTATGACTTGATGCTTGTTGATTCATAACAGCATCAACTTCTTCAATAACTGATTTACTGGTAATATCTATTAAATATGAATGAGCAGCAAATTGAGTTCCATACAATAATTGATTTCCCCAAACAAAAATCTGCTTATCAGTAGAACATATTCTATAAACTATATCTGATGCTGTCCACCACCACCATCCATAAGAATGAGTTAAAACACGATCACTTTTAAATAAGGTAACTGATCCTCCAGTATTTTTATTTAATCTAATAACTATATCATGAGAAATTTGAAATTCATTTGATTCAAAAACATTCATTCGTGCATTAATTGCTGCACCAATTTCTAAAAGAAAATCATTAAATTCTGTTAATATAGGATCAACAATATCTTCATCATAAGATTCATCAGGCTGAGTAAAATAAATAATTTCCCCAGGAACAGGATCTCTACTTAGAGAAGTACTCATTTGAATACTGGTATCACCAGTTCCAGTATAACTACAAAGCTGTTGCTCTCCGGCAAAACCACATTTCTCCCATATAGTAGCTGCCGGAGAACACATATCAGTTGGGCCTGGAGGATTACAAATGATAGTATCTTTTGTACTTCCCTCTCCGACAATAGCAAATCCACAATCAGTTGCCGGATGAAGACTTAACTTAACAACACTACCTTCTGATGGAACCTTTCCCCAACCTCCAGTTAATCCACCTTGTTCATCTTCTACATCTATATAAGTAGATGTTTGATTATTTATTTTACAATATTTATAATAACTATCTTGCCCCAATGCTGCATAAGCACCATCCCAATAACCATTAGGATATTGAGAAAAATCAGCGTAGCATCGAGTATATGAATTTGCTCCGGCAGTAATTTCTCTCATATCAGAAACAACACAATCATGCTGAACCACATTAGCAAATAAATAAATATAAGTATCATCAACTTCCATGCTTTTTATAAAAATAGTAGGATTAACATCACCATCCTGCATAATATTGCATTCATAATTATAAAGCAAAGAAGTCACATGAGCAGTTTCACTTGTATTATCATGATAGTAAATATCAAATTTAACTCCATACTCTGCATGATGGTGTTCTGTTTTATCTACTCCATATACACCTGCACCTTGATTAGGATTCGTCCAACTTCGATAAGACAAAACATATGTTCGATCATCAAATATATCTGTGGCATATAAATATGTTCCCTTCAAAGTTAAATTAGCAGTAGCCCAAGCAGGAAAAGCATCGTATTCAATGTCACCATCATTTGAAGGATAACGTGGGAATTGTTCCATTCCTTCATAATAAACTGGACAACGATTAATTGCTGTATAAGCATTTAATCCTACCATCCATCTATTATTTCCTAACTTATTATTAAATACCAAACTACACGTTACCACATATTGATATGGTGATTCTGGTTTAGGCAAAACTTTAGATACAACAAGACCATGACCACCTTGCATTGATTCAGGTGGCATACGAACCTGCTCTCTATTCATTTCACAGGTAATTACTGGAAAAGTATTTATTGGCCCAAAAGAAAAATCACCAGGATTCATCTCAGCAAGATTTTCCAATTCAAAATTTATTGTAGATGATTGAGGATCAGTATTTAAAGCTGAAAAATCTGCAAAGAATCCTTTAAAATAAGCAATGGTATTTTTATCAAAATTTACATCAACGTAATTTTCAATTGGATATGACTGTGTAAATCGTCCATCAGATGCATCGAACATTGTCATTGCATCATATGGATCAACTGGATTATCATAATTTTCAAAAATATCACTTAAAATTGTCCAAAACCAAATTGGTTTTTTATTAAAATGAACTACTCCCATATAATAATCTTGAGAAAGACTATTAATATCAATGTATCTGCCTGTGAAATTAACAGCAAACTCAGCCCACATACCAATTTTACTTGATCCTAATTGATCAATAAAATCTTTCCATGCAGCTTCATTTACACTATCACCCATATCTGGTAATTGACCAGAATCATAAGTTCCTAAAGTATTTTTATTTATGTAAATGCATTTTGCTGAAACAATATCAGAACCAATAACATCAGGAACAGGATCAATTGTTGTTCTAAAAGTCTTATAGTCATCATTGACATATTCTTTTCCTGAAGGAGGATCTGGAGAAAATAAGTATCCGGCAAGTGCCATACCTATTTGAAAACCAGGATAACCACCAAGATAACCACCTATTATTCCACCAACAGCAGAAGCAACTAAGTGGGTCTTTTGTTCTGAATCACTTTCTTTAAAACTTTTAGCAGTTTTTTCTATATCCATTGTCATACTATCGTCACCACTTTTGTTGGAGAAGTAGCAAACGGAGCTACTAAATTATAAACCGTAACTGATACTCCTTTAATCGTCCATGACTGACCAACTTCTGAATCCTCAAAAGTAATAAACTGTGTAGAGGAATCTTTCAACATACAATATTTATCTATTGTATGGGCTGCTGCATTTGATCCTCTTGTGCATCCTGTAAATTCATAATCAGGATCACCTGAAATACCTGTATAAGTAATCAATTCATCTTCAATCCAAAAAGAACCTGAAGATGGAAATGATCCATACAAAGTTGAATTATCAAAACCGATTGTAGTTTGAGAGTCATCAATTCCGGCATCGAGCTTTACCGATGGAGTCACATAACCAATAGTATCTTTGTAAACGTAATCACCACCACCTACACTAACATATATTTTTGCACCAACAAAATAAGGATTATTATCTGGTCTTTTAAATAAAATATAAATTTTATTATCTGTAAGATCTTGCACAGCATAAAAACGTTCAACCACATCAGGTGCAGTATATCTACTCTCAGGACTTGTATCTTCTGAAGCAAGTACTTTAGTTATGGTATCTGAATAAACATTGGGATTATATTCAAAGAATTGAAGTTTAACTTCATCATTTTCCATTTCCTCCATCCCAACAATTCTAAACCATTTACAATTCCATCCTGTTTGAATATGACTGATACCGACTATATCTCCAACAGCATGATAATATCCTTGGTGATATGTAATAAACTCACAGTAGTTTCTATTATATAAACCAAAGTCAGAATAGAATTGAACCATTCTCATTGCTTGAGATTTTCTTTTAATTCCTCCCATTCTAACTGTTTTTAACTTAGTATCTTGAGTATTATCAATATAAAATTCTTCAGAATCTTTTTCTACAGCATTCCAACTATATTCATTATGGAAATTATCATTTTCATCTTTAACCGCACGTTCAATAAATTCAACTCTATATCTATTTGAAATTTCAGATTCAGCACTTTGTCTAAATTGAAAAGATCCCTCTTTTATATTATCTTTTACTATTTCAAAACTATCATTAAGATTAGGTGATACAGGAAGGTCATCAAATAAATCAATATAAGTGGAAGTTTGATCTTTAACTATAAACCGATATTCATTTCCAGAGATAGTAATAATTCCTTCATCTCCAAACCAATAAATATCAGGGTAAGATGAAAAGTCATCATAAAGTCTACTAACTGTGCTTGATGCTCCGGCATTAAATGTTGCTTTATGTTGATCAGAATAATATAATTCAGGTTCTTCAGTTGCTTTTTCTATTAAAGGTTCAATTTTTCCTTGCTTTAATCTAATCAAACCCCTACAGGTAATCATCATATCGGTGATAATATCTACTGCTTTTACTCTGGTATCATAAAAATTTGAAAATCTAAAACGTGGTTCATTCGTAGGTGTATCATCCCAATTAATATATTGAACAGAAGTATCACAATAATCTGCTTCAATCTTCCAGGGTGATCCTACCGTATCTGGATCTCCATTAAATAATGAAGTATCCATTCCTATTCCCCAACGTGGATTTGTCAAAAATTCATAAACACAACGAATTGGATTAGCATCTTCTTCACCACTTTCAATTAGAAAACCCACAACTTCAGCAGCAATGGCAGGTAATTTCTGAAGTATCTGTCCTTCAACGTGTAAATCGATTACACTATAAGCTGTATGTTTAAAATTTATTGCAGCAAGTGATTTTCCTGATTGAAATGAGCTTATCTTTGAATCAATACTTTGAGCA